CAGCGATCGCCAAATCACTGGGGTTTTTCTTCGCGTCCACAGAGCCTGTGAGCGCCTCTCAGCCCGACCGCGCATTGTTCAACCAACGGCCTTCACACCGTCCGTTCGCGCAGCCTGCGCGGTTCCGTGACGTCCAGCACCATCGCCGGACAGGTCATGGCAATTCAAATCTCCAAGCACGCTTTCCGAGGCCCGAAGGGTGGGGGTGCGGTTACACCCCCACTTTACCGCAACTGATTGCGGTCTCAGCATCGTACAGGTCGAGAAAAAGCTCGCCCTCGGCACTGAGCTTCGTGTAACTGATTGATAGCTCAAGGATTTTGTGCAAAAGCTCGCTGTCCTTGAGCGGTGGCAGGCCCCGTTTAATCAGTAACTTGTTGATTTCTATAGCTTTTAATCGCGCTGCTTCCTGCTCGCTTTCTGACAATCGTAGCAATTTGCTCATGTTGTTTCGCCTCGGTTAACCATTCGTCGTTTGGAGTGGATCCAACCCACAAGGAGGGATTGACGCGACATGTTAACACGTAGACAATCCGCCCCATCTGAACATGTTTACATGTTTACAAAAAGGAACTCAGCATGTTTTTTGACTGGCTCAAGGTGACGCAGGAACACGATCAGGATCTTCCTGAAGTGTCCGATATCGTCACCAAGACAATCGACACGCTGACAGGTGAAGTCATCAGCACGCGCACGCCGTGGTTTCAGCATGAAGGCAGCCACAGTTCCAAGGTCTCCATCCAGATCAGCGGTCGTAGAGTCACGGTTGACGGCAACCCGTCCCGGCTCAATCGACACGACAACCTCTGGGGATTTGAGACGCTCGACCAGTGCATTGGTGTCTATAACCAGTTGCTCGCCGAATACGGCCTGCCCCCCTTCACGAAGTGCACGCGCTTCGAAGTCCGGCAGGGTGAATCAGGCGCGAAGAGTTCGCAACTCTGGACGGACGGCGCTGTTATACAACGTGTCGACCTGACTACCAATATCTCGGTCGGCAAGGGCAACGAAACGCCCTACCTTCGTGGCCTCGCCTCCCAACGCTTGGGCCATTCCATCGGACGTTTGTTCCCGAATGGTAAATCTGTTGACTGGACTACATCTGGCAGCGGCAAAGGCGCTCGGCTCCAGTACCGGAAAGCGTACGACAAAGGTTTTGAGATTCAGTCGAAGCATTTGCCCAAGGTCAAGCGTGCCTACGGCGAAAACTCACCCGAATTCAAGTACGCGCAAGAGCTGTGCAACTACGCTTGTGAGACCGGAATCGTTCGGTTGGAGCAGGAGCTGAAAAGCGAATTTTTAAGCCGTGAAAAGCTTTGTTTTTACGGTCTCTTTGATGAGGCCAATTATCGAAAACTTCATGAAGAGTTCGTCGGCGTCGATCAGCGCCTAAAGGTGACGAAGATGGATATTGTGAGCATTGCAGGTCAACTGTTGGCAGAAGGTGTCGTCGAGACTCAACGCGCAGCCAACCTTACCGCGTCTTACGCGATTATGTGGATGCACGGTCAGGAACTGGCCATGTCCGAACGGTCTTACGAGACCCATGCGGCCCGGTTGAACAAGATCGGGATCAACATTCGCAACGCCCCGGATCTGGCGCTTTGCAGCACCGTCTTCATTCGTGAAATGAAGGAAATCAACCCGGTCAAAAACATCGCACCGCCGAGCTGGTACAAGCGGCCTAGCCATCTGAGGATCGCCGCATGATTTTCGAGTTCCTGGCCATCGGTGTGACGGTTATTGCAGTCGCGTATTTTGTGGCTGCGTGTGTTTGGGATCTGTTCACCCATTGAGGTGATCCATGCTAAGGGCGAGTTTTCAGGGAACAAAGTTATCAGCCGGTCAACGGCAACGCTTGGCAGATCAGGAACGGTGCAAAGCCGCATTCCTTAACCCGGTACTTGAATTGTCCGTGGTAGAGACGCTTAAGAAAGTTGACCAGCTTAAAGAGCAAGGCGTTAAACCGGAAAAAATGTGGACGGTTGACTATCAGTCACACGGCACTGTTTCCGTTGCTGAGTGGATGGGCTACTAGGCCCAAATTAAAACGGGATAACACCCAACTTCTTTTCAAGAGTGAGGCACTACCATGTCTAATGCACCTGCAATGGTCATTCGCGTCGAAGTAACTGGCAACTCCCGTTCGGGCACTTCCGCAAAGGGTAAAAGTTACTGCATGTTTGAAGGCTTCGTCCATATGCCTAACTGCCCTTATCCGCAGAAAGCCATGTTCTACGCCGAGACCGAACAGCAAGTTCCTCAGGCTGGAATGTGGGAATGCGACATTAAGGCCGATGTTCGCGATGGTCGTTTGATCTTCGAAGTTGACCCGCGCCAAGGTCGCCGCATGACTCAACAGCCAAAACCTGCGGCGGCGTAAATCATGGCCTTTGGAATTCCAAACTACGACGTAATTCCCCAGAAGATTTGGGCTTACGTTTGTTTGCAGCCCCCACAACCTCCGCAGGACTATCCGTGGGATTGCTATTACATGGAAGTCCAAAGCGCTGCACTTAACCCAACTGAAACGGGCCCGACCAAAGAACAATATGACGCCATGTTTGGCGCCATCCTGATGGTAGTCGCGTTGGTAATAGCCTTCGGACTTATCAAGAAAGCAATAGAGCAGTAACAACCGGCAATCCTGCCAACAACCGTGGAGTAACAAAAATGAAAGTACTGACCAGCAAAACCGCAAAAACCGCAATCGGCGTCGGCGCTACCGTGGCCGCTGCTGCATCTCAAGCTGCCATCGATACCGCTCCGATCACCGCCTCGTTGACCGAAGCCGGTGCCGCCGTGGCAGTCATCGGCGCCGCCGTCCTCGGTGTGGTTGTCGTCGTCAAGACGTTCAAGTACATCCGTGGTGCTTTCTAAGGGCTGAGCGCACCTCACGCGGGACAGTAACGCCCTGGCTCACAACCGGGGCGTTTTTTTTTGCAGAAGAGGGACAGTGTAAGGGAGGGCCGAAGCATGAGGCCGCCCGTCACTGGCCCGACACCTCAAACTTTAATTACCTGAGTATGCAGCCGTGGGCCTACTAACTCGCGTTAAAGCGGCAGTCCTTCTCGGCTGCTTATTGTTCGCAACACAAAGTTTCGCCGTAACTTTCTATTGGGCCGATGGTTTCGGTGGCCAATATGGAGACGCCGCTTCCGCCTGTAAATCGAACGCGGAGCATAACTACGAAAACAACCCCTCTTACATGCTCGACCATGTTGGGCCGACGACCGTTTATTACACGGGATCTAGCTGGGCAGCAAACTGTCAGGGTTTTATCAAACAGCGTGATGGACAGGGCATCGTAATTCCCGGCGCTAGTGGTAATGCAAGCCGTGGCGGTACTGAATGCGCACCCGGAACAGGCCCATTTGACGAAGTAACTGGCGCATGTCCTTCCCAACAACAGTATCAACCCGGTGATAAGTGTGACGATCAAACTGGTGGTACAGCGTCAAACCCGATGATTTACGACGACACTGTTTCCAAGTGCGTTCCGTTTACACAATCCGAGGGAGATGCACCATGTACGTATTTGAAGTCCGTTGGTGAATCGAACCCCAACTACACCGGTACGGCTTACACAGTTGCAGGCTCTGTAGTTGCAGGTCAGGCAGTTGCCCCTCCAACTTTCGCGCAAGACGGACTCAAGTGCGTCATGGCCACAATTTCAAGTTCGAATTGCAAAGTCGGTATTGACGGCAAGGCAACTTGTAACGTTATTGGCAAGTTCACCGGTAAGGGCAGTTCAACCGGCGAACTCGACGTTTCCGACGCGCTTTGCCCGAACGGCACTTGCGCACCACAAGAACCCGAAGTGAAAACCGCTGAGCAACCATGTGTGCCCAGCGGAACAGGTGGTGGCGGTAGCGGATGCACCCAGACCAAAGAGACCAAAGAGGATGGCACTCAGCAATGCGGATCCGTCAACGGCGCATACACCTGCGTGACCAAGAAACCCTACTCAAATGGCATCACCACGAACATCAGCTCGACTTCCGAGACGCTTCCGGACGGGTCTGTGAAAGTCACCACCGTGAAGGACTCCACCAACACTGTCTGCACCGACGTGAACACCTGCACGACCAAGACTTCCACAACGACCAGTCATACAACGACGAAGCCCAACGGCACCACCACCACCGACAGCTCCTGCAAGGGTGCTTGCACGCCCAACGGTGGCGGCTTGGAGACAAATACCGGCGCAGGATCTGGTAACCCGGCCACTGGTAACGGCAATGGCGGAAACGGTGATGGCGAGGGTGGAGACGGTACAGCCGACACGACTGACAACTGTGCCGCCCCTCCGCCCTGTGACGGCGACCCGTTCCTGTGCGCGATCCTCAAGCAAGACCACATTGACACCTGCAAGCTCATGGCCGATGCCACTGCCGAACAGAAGGCAGCCGCTGAAGCCAAAACCAACGCGGCCTATGCGTCGCTCGATGCTCACCAGTCCCAGATGGACAATCAGGTGAACGGCCTTCTTTCACAGTTCCAGTCGGCCACCTCTGGCGGTGCCTCCACCGGCAAATGCCTGCCTGATAAGCAGATTCCTCTGGGCCCGAGATTCGGTTCGATCAACCTCGAATTTTCCAAAACCTGCGATTCGTTGGCCTGGGTGCGATTGATCGTCCTCGCCGGGGCTTACTTGTTCGCAGCACGTGTCGTTTTCCGGGAGGTGTAAATCATGTTTCAAGTACTCATTACCGCGCTTACTGCAGTAGCTGGCTGGATCCTTCCCCGGCTGCTGGCCGTTGGTGGAACTGTCGTCGTGTCCACGACTGTTCTGACGCCGATTTTCAACTTCCTTCAAAACAAAGTCGTTTCGGCGCTGAACGGCATGGGTGCCGACGCCATCGGGTTTTTCCAGTTCGTCGGGATCTTCGACGCCGTGTCAGTGATTTTCGCGGCGTACGCGATGGCAATCGGCATGAAGGTCGCCAAGGCCGCATATCAACGCGCAGGGAGTAAGGCAGATGCTTAAGCTCGTCACAGGCCTGCCGGGAGCGGGCAAAACGTCGAACGAACTGTGGGACTTCCTTCACAACAAGGAGTACGAAGGACGCCCCAAATACGCCACGCCGATCAAGGGTTTTATCCCCACCAACCACGGCGTTACGCCTCTCGATCACATCGATCAATGGCGTGAACTGCCTGAAGGTTCCGTCATCATCTGCGACGAAGTACAGCGGTACTGCGGGACCGATCTGGGCACTACTCCGCCGCAATGGGTGCAAGATTTCGCCATTCACCGGCACTCCGGGAAGGACTTCATCTTCATCACCCAAGCACCGGGCTTTTTGCATCCGTTCGCTCGAAAACTGGTACAGCCCCACGTGAACTATCACCGGCCTTACAACCTCAGCCGCGTCATGCGCTACTCGTGGGAGTCGGTCCAGTCTGACCCGGCATCGAAAACCGCGCGCAACACCGGGCAAAGCTCGATGGTCAAAACCAACCCGGAAGTTTTCAAGCTGTACACCTCAACGGTACTCGACACGCACAAAGCAAAACCGCCGATGAAGTCGTTGATAATCCTCGGCATCGCGCTATTGATCGCGGTTCTCGGCATCGGTTTCGCCGTCAAATTCATCTTCGGCATGCAGCACAAAGAGACCCAGGCCGATCCTGTGAACACCGCAGCAGTGACCCAAGCTGCTGCACCACCGATCAGCAAGCCCTTCATGCAGCCCGGAGACCAGAAACCTGTCTGGACAGAAGAAACCGTCAAGCCTCGCATCGCTGGCCAGCCCTTCACCGCGCCCGTGTATGACCAACTGACTGCACCGACCGATTTCCCTCGCGTCGCTGCCTGTATGAGTTCGGAGACTCGCGGCACGTGCAACTGCTACACCCAGCAGGCCACGCCCGTCGATGTTCCGGCCAGCGCCTGCCAAGTGTTCATCAAGCACGGTAGTTTTGACCCATGGCTTTCTGGTCGTCGGCAACAGTTGGCCAACCGGCAACCCGCTGACGATCAACCCCAGAGGCAAACAGTTCGTGAGCCAGTACCTGCAACCCCACGTAACCCCGGCGCCTCGTATACGGTCGTAGCCGACTCGTCGCCCTTGTTCACTAAGACGAAAGACGCCATCACCGGTAGGCCGTAGGCCATTAGGCGCCACTCGGTCAAATGCCAGGCGGAGAAACTTCCGCGCCGGTACCCGGCAACGCCGGCCGGTATTCCGCCCAACAAAAAAACCCCAGCGATCGCCAAATCACTGGGGTTTTTCTTCGCGTCCACAGAGCCTGTGAGCGCCTCTCAGCCCGACCGCGCATTGTTCAACCAACGGCCTTCACACCGTCCGTTCGCGCAGCCTGCGCGGT